CCATATTCAGGAGCTAACCTACAAGCAAGACCATAAGCTAGCGCATCAAACCATTCTTGAGGAAAGTCTGGTTCATCAGTACTAGCATCAAAATCCTCATAAGGACGTTGATAATAAATAACCACAGTATTAGCAGCAGCTTCTACACTTGTAGGCGTAGGAAATAAATACAAATCCCCATAGTTCCTTTGGGGGTCATAAAAATATTGTATAGGATTTCCACCTACAGTTTTATTACCCAACATATTATATTCTTGTCTAGTAAGACCACGCATAGGAATATCAATATTAGAAGTTATATTCCTATTTAAAGCTTGAGTAATCTTTAAAGGTTTAGGAGTATTAACAGTTTGTGAATCTCCAATCCTATAGTTATTTGTACCAGCAACAAGAGTGATTGTATAAGATTTTATTGCCCACAAAGAAAGACCATCCGCCATCCATGCCTTTACTAATGTGTTTAAAGCATATTGTGCATCATTAGTTTGATTAGTATTAGGAGTAGCACCAGAAGCTAACACTCCAAGTAATCGAAGTGCTCGCTTAATTATTGTATCTCTAGATATAGCAAAATCAGCAGAGCCACTTGTACTCATGGTTTATTTCCTTTTATTAAAGTAAAAAACGCCATAACTGAACCTGCAATAATACCAACCCATTTGATAACATTAATTAACCAATGAGCAGCTTCCCAAGCCTTTACTAAACCATTCAAGGCAACGGCAGCTTCAGTCGTCTGATTAGTTGTAGGTGTCTCTCCTTGAGCCAAGACACCAATAATACGCAAAGCTCGTTTGATGATGTCATCACGACTCACAGAAAAATCTGTGCTGCCACTAGTTGCCATGTCTTATCCTTTCAATTTAAGGAGTGTATAGATTGCTACAATTGCAGTAGACAATCCACCAGCCCACTTAATAAACCCAACTACGAAATTTGCCGCTTTCCAAGCAGCCACTAAATCTTCTACATCATTAGATAATTTATCAAGTTTAAATTCTATTTTAGTTAATCGTTCGTCATCGGCTCTTCGATTAGTTTCTGTCATTTTTATCCTTTAAAATGAGAAATATTATAAAAAAGTAATTAAAAAGGTATCCGAAGACCCACCGCGGTTTTCGATATAAATCAGATCATTTTGTACCCCTACTGTGATGTTTCCGTCAGTTCCTGTTGTACCTGTAAGTGGGGTATTTACAATTACCGTAGCAGCAGCCCCAGCATACTTACTTGAACCTGGAGTTGATGTCGCTCGATACCATGCCATCATGTGCTTGGTTGTTCCTGATCCAGATATAAGAATAAACCCTGGATCAAGATCTGACGGTGGTGTGATGGTCGTGAAGCCATCGTCTGCAATAATGACAGAATATGTCTTTCTGCCCTGTTGCCACACACCATCTGATTTTTCATAAATCTGACCTCCGAGCGTATCTTGAAAGATCGACCCGTTTAGCGCAGAAAGAGTGAATGCCAAAGGACGATAAGGTGCTTTTGCATTGATTGTGGCGTAATTCCCTCCAGCCACTACAGGAGTGCCATAAGTTAATTCGGTAACGTTTGAATCGTAATAGGTAAAATCAAGGTTGATATTTTCGTACGAACCTAGATCAACAGTTTCAAATCTAACCGCCAGTGCACCGCCCTTAAATGTTGCCCCGGAAACATTCCAGTTCTTGTGATTGTAGTCTGCTGCTTCTGATACATAGAAACAAACACCATCTCCCGCATTTGGAGCAGTAGCTTCAAAAAGTCCACCCGTAATGTGTAAATTTACTAGCGGAAGATCAGAACCCGGAAATCCACTAATAGGTGTTTCTTCATATGGATGAAGAGGAACTAGATAAATATCACGGAAAGCACAACTATTTAAATAAACACCGTCCGAAGCTGTCATCAAAATACCATACCGAGCAACGTATGCATTATCTTCTTTTGTTGTCCAGCAATTATTTAGATATACGTTCTTAGCCATGACAATGAGCCAAGGTTGGAAATTATTTACACCGTGACCCGATGGATATGTCCCATAGGTAATATCACAATCAACTACACCACAGTTCGTGAAATGGATATTCCGGTGGAATTCTGTTATAGTAGTATTTCCACCCAAAACTTTAAATCCACATCCGCCATGCCATTCACCACTCGTCACATTTCCACTAAGGATTGACGAGCCTGAGTGCTTAGATACACAATCATTAAACCACACTCCATCAATACTCAACTGACCACCTAGTCGATATGAATGTTCTCCTGCATCTTCTACGAACCATTTATTAAATACAAGATTGTTTGTTGAATCTGATGCAAGTGAGGATTCAATCAGCAGACCATTTTCCCCAGGCCTGCCATTAACAGCATTACCTAAATAACGACAGTGCACATTTGAGAAACCACTATTTGATACGTCACGCAAATAGACTGCAGTCCGGTAATACTCAACCAAGCCACTGCCAACATTCATCGCGGAAACATTCTTGGCAAATATCCCGGCAGAAAAGTATTTGCAGTAAAAGCTATCAATTGTGATGTTACTTAGTTGTGTGCCAGAAGGTGAGCTTTCAATTTCAACCGCATAATTTGTGCTGTTATAAACACCCTGAGCAGTTGCAGTAACTGATAACCGATCAATAATGACATTTGATCCTTGAATCACTACTCCCTTATCACCCGAAGATCCTCCCGGAGTTGTAATAACTAATGAGTCAATGTTAACCCCAGATTCAATTACAATTCCGGGTGAGGTTGAAGCAGTCACTCTATTAAAGACGGAGCCATTGGCAATAACTGTAGTATTTTGTTTAATAGTTAAACTAGTGTATCCATATACCAACTCTCCATCCATAAGTAAAACAGAACCTTCTGCTGCATTGAGGGCGTTTTGTAGTTTTGTTGTTTCATTAGATCCATCACCAATAATACCAAAGTCTGCAACACTAAAAATCTCTCTGAGTTTATTTTGAGTGGTTGTAGGAACTGCACCAGTCCCCGTTTGAATGAATCCAACTAACTGTGAACCCTCTTCTGCAGATAGAAGTGTGTTTTCTACTTTATCTGTATTTAAATTTGTGAAGTTGGCGTCTGCTTCTTCCCATGTAAGTGCAGAACCTTTACCTAATCGTGTTACAATTGTTGACATTAAAATTCCTCGAAATAAGTTTGCGGTGTGTGATCTTCAATATAATCTTCATCTACATATAAAGTCACATATGATACAGAGGTAAATAAGAGTACTGGAATAGGTCGTTGGAAAGGAACAGTGATCTTGTCAGACTGTGCTTTAACGAAATCTTGAGGCTGTCTTGTCTCATAACAATCACCACAAACGATAAATCCTGTCCATTCATGTTTTGCTTCGTGGGCTTTTATTTTTTTACTACATCTATCACACGTTAAATTGAATTCACCAGAGATGTAATGATTTTTTGCCATTGTTTTCCTTAGAATGGTTGTAAGAGTAGAATTTCACCAGTAAGCACATTTACATATCTCACTAATGTACTAACAACTGGAGGACCAGATGTAATAGTAATAGAAGGACTTGTGTAGTTGTATACTCCACCTGTCGCAGTTAGAAGATGACTTCTTGTAAGAACACCAGAAGAACCTATAACAGTGTAAGTACCGCCTAATGCTGTTAGTGTGTATACAGGAGTTGATGGGACATATGTAACATCTGCAGAAGACCCAACAAACGAATACGTTCCTGCATTTGCTGTGAGAACTCTATTTCTATAGATAGAAGTAGTGTTACCTGTTAGAGAATAACTTCCACCCTGTGCAGTTAATGTATATACTGTGGAGTTTGGAACAAATGTAATATTTGCTGTAGCACCACTACCACTATAACTACCACCAAGTGCAGCAAGTAATCTAGACCTAGTTAAAACACCGGAAGATCCTGTTAAGGTATATGAGCCACCAAAAGCTGTTAGAGTGTAGGTAGTTGGCCCACCTCCAGAAATAGTGGGTCCAAGTCCTACAGGAAGTAAACCTACAGAACTTAGTCCGATACTCATCTTAGATTCTCACAGGAAGCATCTGAATTAGTTCGGATACAGTAGGTGCAGCAAGAACTCCACTATTAACCTGATTTAGAATCAGATGACACATATCCCAACAAGCAGATCTCCACGTAGTAAAGGAAATTGATTCAGCTTGAAATGAATTAGGAACTGCTGCATAACTACAAGCTGACAGTAAATTGTCATATCCAGCTTTAACAGCCTCAGTTTCCATATGTTCTTGAACTGCTTTTGTGTATGCACTAATTAAATCTTTTTGGGCATCGTCATGCTGATACTGATCAATAATCTCTTGACAAACTTGATCATCAAAGGAATGTGGATGTCCATCTATATGACAGAATCCATAAGGTTCCAATCTCTTTAATAGAGTCTTAGACAATACAGTACATGTAATCATTATGAACACCTCAGACAAATTAATGGAACAAGACCATTCGAAATACTATTACCAATAATTGTAGGAGTTCCATATGGGTTTGGTAAGGTTCCCGCAGTTTGTGTTTTATATAAAAATGGTTGGTTATTTACAAGATCGACTCCATACCCAATATTCTCTTCAAGAAGTGCACTGTAAGTTGTCTGAGTACCTACACTAGAATTAAAAGCGAGATAATACCAACCGGGTTGAATACTTTGGGAAGTAAATGTAGCATAATTCATAGTACCTGCAAATGACACAGCAGTTGTAGATACAACTAAATTGCCGGGTAAACCATCAATACCCACATCATATAAACCAATATCAGAAGCACCGGCCGCAGTAGAACACCGAACAACAAAGGCATCAAATGGTCCACGTTCAGCAATGTAGATGGGATATGCATATAAACGATTTGCATTATTCCAAGTAATGGTAGTAGCATTTCTACTAGTAATATTTCGAGGACTGTGAATACGAGCATTTGTTGTGCCATGAACACGAGAAAATGTTCTAGATGGTTCAATATACAAAGAAGAATCATCTACAGAACATCCAACTGTATATGTACTAGAAGCAAGACTTACTTGACCCGTTGTACTGTTAACAGAAGTATATGTGCCACCTGAATAAGTTGCTCTAACAAAATCACGTACAAGTGTGGAACTGGTACTTAGGTGTCCAGTACCACATTCAATCGGTGCACCAGTAGAATCCCAAATGGTATATGGAAAGGTAACTTCTAATCCGAAGACATCATTAGCAGTAGGATAACCACTAACAGAACTGAGAGTAAGATTTCCAGTGCCTGTAGTGGTTGTGGTTTGTTTAACCCAATTTCCTAATTTCATTTGTCTTCCTTAAATTAAGTGAGCTTAAACACACCTGTAGTAGCAGTTTGATCTAAATCAACAATGACCTGTTCACCAGCCGCTACAACTTGTGAACTACCATAATCCCAATAACCCGGAATTACATTAACAGTTTTGTTTACAAGGAGTGCATATCGAAATGTAAATCCACCACCAGTTGCTGTCCAAGTTGCAGGATCAGCAAGAACAAGAACAAAGTCAGAACCATTCATGCCAGCAGAAGTTGTGGAAACATTGTTACCCCCTGCAGTATATCCACCAGAAGTTGCTAAATCAGTTGTACCAGAAACAAATGTTTTGGATACTGGTGCAGTGTTAGTTAGGGCAATCGCCCATTGATCAGTACCAGCATTAACACCTTCTACAAGGTCTTCGTTAGCCGCTGGAATTTTTGTATAAGAAGCTGTAGGCATTCTGTTCCTTTATATGTATATAATAGTTGTGCGGTCATTCCACACATTATCAAATTGAGAATCACCATCTGCCCATGTAATAATCACACCTGAAGTAGTATCAATTTTTTTGATTCTCCATACCGCTTCAGAAGCTAGAGAGGCAATTGCTGCCTCCCCAACATAAATGATTGTGGACGATGGTTGATCTACTTTAATTGCTACAAGTGTGTCTGAGCGTTGCTCGGAGGAAACACTCATATTAACCTAGAACAGATCGGATCTTTGTAAGCTTTTCTTCGTATTCAGCAATCTGAGAAGCTAGAACTTTCTTTTGTTCTTCAACAAAAGTTTCTTGTTTGCGCAGTTCCTTTTCACGACCAGCAAAACTCTCAGCAAGTTTAGTTGCCTGTTCTGCTTTTGTTGAGGCTTCTTGTAGAACAGCTTGAGCATTGATCTGTGCTTGTTCAGCAACAGCTTGTCGAGCTAAAAGAGCTTGTTGATTGCGACTCGCAATGTCATCAATTTCTTTTTGCTTATCAAAGATACTCTTTTCGAAAGCAGCAGTCTTCTTATTATATTCTTTAATGAGCTTGTCTAGTTCAGATGCCTTGGCTACAGTTTCAACAGCAGCCTTTAGACGAGCTTGTTCAGCCTTGATATCTTCAACAAACTTATTATATTTATCTGGATTCTTAACGAGATCAAGGAAATCAGAGATGTCTTGAATATTCATTATCGTTGACCTTGTAGAATTGTGAGAGTTGTATCACCAGTTCCGGCTGTATTGTTAATACGAATAGCACGAACTGGGAATGCAATGTTGCCATCTTTGTTGGCAGTTTGAGCAACTAGAGTTGCATGTTTAAAAGCAACTGGAGTTACTGCAGGATCATAAACATCGTCGAAGGTATGTTCGATGTCATAGGTAATTGTGCCATTGACAACTGCACCTAGACCAACACTAAAAGGACTCTGTTTAAAATCCAGTGGAATCCACGCCGATGTTCCTGTACCGAGCTTCTTAACTACTACTGGGCGCATAAAATTTCCTTAAAAAGAAAGGGCGCAATTTGCTGTTAAACAAACTACGCCCTCTAGGGTGTTACAGGGACATACCCTGCGGTGGAATGATATATTCCACTTTAACAATAACTGGATTAGTTAGTGTCAAGCTTGCCTTTAGATAGACAGGCTTATCTTCTGTAAGTTGTACACCAACAGAAGCACCAGTAGCTGCACCAGAGGGAGCATAACCAGTTGAGTTCGGTGCGAATGCACTGACTAGTTCGACACCACCGTTAGTGAAACCAACGTTGATTGTCTGAGTAGCATTAGCACCAGCACTGATTGTATATACACCAACAACAACTGCATACTTCGGAAGAATGAAAGCTAGAAAACCAGTAGCACCATCGGCTACTTCAAGTTTTGCCATCTTTACATACGGGTCGCGTGCGGAAGGTGTAGTAATTGTGACACCAGCGGGACCTACAATACCTGCGGACATAATATCTCCTTAAGATAGTAACCCCACTGGTGCGCTTTCAGAGAAGAGGCGTGTGGGGTGTTGTTAATCACTAGGCGCCAGCAGAACCGTAGATTGCACGTGGATCAGACCAACCGAAGGAGTAACGAGCAGTTGCCTTGAACTTGGCGTTCTCGGTATCAAAGTCGTTGTCCATCTCGAAAGCATCGCCACGACGCTCGAAGTACTTCAGACCATCCTTAACGCTAGTTAGAATGAACCAAGCGTCAGAGTCGGTGAGGTAGTGGTTAGTAATAACATTACTAAAGATACCTTCGTTCTTGAGAACGTTAGGATCGTTTAGATCAGTACCAACACGACCATCAGAGCCGAGAATGCGCTTAACTTCAAACTGCTGTTGATAAGGAATGACCAGCTTCTCAGGACGAGCAGCGATGAGCAGACCACGATCATCACGGAAACCCGCGATGTCGATAGTAGCTTGCTCAAGAGCAGCTTCTGAAAGGTCAGCAGCGGTTGCGATCTTGTTAGAGAAGACACCACCAGCAACGTTCGGGTGGAGAGCAGAGATTAGCTCAACACCATCACCACCAACATAGT